GGCAACGCCGCCGCATCGGGCTGGAGTGGCAACGCCGCCGCATCGGGCTTGAGAGGCACGGCTGCTGTGACTGGCTGGCATGGAAAAGCATCCGCGATTGGAAAACAGTGCGTCGCCGTTGCATGGGGCCAAGATAGCCTTGCAAGAGGCTCTGTGGGCAACTGGCTTGTGGTATCGGAGCGTGACGATGACGGAAACATCATCGATGCCAAAATCGTAAGGGTGGACGGAGAAGACGTCAAGGAAAACACATGGTACACGCTGCAAAACGGCGAGATTTCGGAGGTGGAGGAATGAAGATGCAAAGACATTACTATGCCATCGTGGCTGAAAAGTGCGGCGTCCGGGTAACTATGCGGTCGGAGAGCGCTGTGGCCGAGGTGGGCGACCTGGTTTGCGGCAGCAATAAGGCAGCCGTATATTCCAGGTACAAGGTCATCACAGAGCCACACTTTGTTCTGTGCGGAACCAGTGAGGACGATTTCCTGAACGCCCTGTATGCGGGGGATATTCCCCAGGTTTCCAAGGTCACCCGGGATATTTGGAAGCTGGAGCCGGAAAAGGAGGATGCATCCGATGTGGACATCTGACCCGATATGGGACGCGGAGTGCTACGCCGCAGAGCAGGACAGGCAGGCCGACCGGCGCCCCGTGTGCGACTGCTGCGGGGAGCCGATTCAGGAGGATTGTGCATTGCATTACAAAGGCTTTTGGCTTTGTGGTGAGTGCGTCAGCAACAATGAGGAGTATATCGAGGAGGCGTTGGAATGAGCGAGGGCGGCGTATCGCGGTACATTAAGACATCCGTGGGTATTTACTTTCCGGAGGGGCATATGGCGTGTAACCTATGCCCTCTGCTGGAAACATATTCCCGCAACCAGTGCAGGAGAACGGGCGAGTATCTGATGGACACAAGAATCATTGGGGCGCACTGCCCGCTGGAAATCATTGAAGAGGAGGAAGAATTTTGAACATCTACGAGAAAATCGCTGCGATTATGCAGGATGTCCAGTATCTTGCAAAGGACGATCATGTAGAGTTCGGCAGCACCAAGTACAAGGCATTGAGCGAGGAGAAAGTCACATCCATCATGCGGGCGGAGCTGCTTAAACACAAACTGGTTGTATACCCCATCGCACAGACGGCCAACCGCACCGGCAACATCACCCATGTGGATGTGGTGTACCGGATGGTCAATGTGGAGGCCCCGGAGGAGTACATAGAGATTGCGTCTTGTGGGGACGGCGCAGACACGCAGGACAAGGGCAGCGGCAAGGCCATGACATACGCTTTCAAGTATATGTGGTTGCGGACGTTTGCGATTCCCACCGGAGAAGACCCGGACAAGATTTCCTCCGCAGAACTGGACGAGAAAGAGCGGAACGCTGCACCTGTTTGTGAGCGGTGCGGATCGGACATTGTGTCTGTAAGGAAGCGCAACGGCGAAATGTGGACGGTAAAGGATATGGTTAAGTATTCCAAGGGCCGCTACGGAGCGCAGATGTGCGCCGACTGCATGAAGGCAGCAAAGAAGGAGCAGGACAATGCTGCAGGCTGATGTGACCGCCGCCCGGTGGCAGCAGGACAGCGATGGGGCGTGGCTGTGCCTTCGGGTGCAGTCCCCCCGGGCGGCAATGGCCGTGTGCGACGAGCTGCAGCCGGACAAGCAGTATGTGGCGCAGATCAAACGCAAGGGCCGGAGCCTTGACGCAAATGCGTATGCGTGGGTTCTGATGGACAAGCTGGCGGCGCACTATGGGATTCCGAGGAATGATGTGTACCGGGAGGAAATCAAGATCATCGGTGGAGTAAGCGATGTTCTGTGCATTGTATCAAAGGCGGCGGACGAGTTCTGCCGAAAATGGGAATCCAAGGGAACGGGCTGGATGGCCGAGCAAGGGCCGAGCAAAATTCCCGGCTGCGTGAATGTGACTGTATGGTACGGCTCCAGCACCTACGACACAGAGCAGATGTCACGACTGATTGACCAGATTGTTTCCGATTGTAGGGAAGCAGACATCGAGACGATGACCCCGCAAGAGCTGGATTCCCTGAAATCTCGATGGGGGGAGGCCCAGCCCATTGGATGAGAAAGAAATATGGCGACCTGTCCCCGATTATGAGGCAGTCTATGAGGTAAGTAATTTCGGGAGAGTTCGCTCTTTAACGAGAACAAGAATGGTAAATAACTCTCATGGCGGGGTTTCACCAAGAACCGACAGGGGGCGCTTGTTGACACTTGGAGATAACGGAAACGGATATGTATTTGTCCAGTTCCGTAGCAATGGAAAGCGAAGAAACTGCTACGTGCATCGGCTCGTTGCAGAGGTTTTCATCGGAAAACCGGAGAATGGCGAGTTTGTCGTTGATCACCTTGACCATAACAGACGAAATAACTATGCGGGTAATTTGGAATGGGTCACGCAAAAAGAGAATATTCAAAGGTCAAGGGAGTTAATGCGCCACCCGAAGAAAAGATGGATGGTTTCATCCACCGGTGAAAAATACATTTCCCGCTACAAGGATGGCTATCGGGTGAATATCAGGTGGGCAAATGTGTGTAAGCAGTTCAAAAAATTAGGGGATGCTGTTTCATACAGAAACGAGGTGATGCAAGGTGCCAGATGAGAGACGCTGTTTTTTATGCGGAAGAAATGGGTCGGGAGACCCGTTAGACCGGCACCATTAGCCACATCTTCGGCGGGGTGTACCGCAAGAAGAGCGAGAAATACGGCCTTGTGGTGTACCTGTGCCATAACAGGTGCCATATTTTCGCTAAATCCGCCGTACACAACAACGCCTTAAAAATGCGGCAGCTGCAAAGATACGGCCAATTAAAGGCCATGCGGGAGCAGGGCTGGACGGAAGATGACTTCCGGCGAGAATTCGGGAAAAGCTATTTGTAAGGAGGAAAAAGATGGTAAACAGAATGATTTTGCAGGGGCGGCTTTGCTCTGACCCCGAACGCAGAGCCACACAGAACGGGACAACGGTGTGCAGCTTCCGCGTGGCGTGGAGCGAGAAGGTAAAGGACAGAGAAACAAAGCTGTTCCTCCCCTGTGTGGCATGGCAGGGAACGGCAGAGCTGATCTGCACCCACTTTACCAAAGGCAAGGAGATCATCGTGGAGGGCAAGCTCTCCAGCCGGGACTATGAGGACAAGGCCGGCAACAAGCGCACCGTGGTGGAGCTGACTGCCGACAAGGTGCATTTCTGCGGCAGCAAGGACGCTACGCAGAAACCCACGTATACCTTCGCTGTACAGGAACCCACGCAGACCTTCACGGAGATTTCCGAGGACGAAGGCGATTTTCCGTTCTAAGGCGGTGCGCCGATGCCGAACAGAATCATACGCGAGAGCATCTGCACCAGCGACAGCATAGATGGGCTTTCGTGGTTCGAGGAGGTCTTGTTCTATCGGCTGATTGTTTCTTGCGATGATTTCGGGCGCTATGACGGACGGGCCGCAATTATCAAAAACAGGCTATTCCCTTTGAAAGAAAATCTTACTCTGAAAACTGTAGAAAACGCCCTTCATGGATTGGCGAGTGCTGGATTGGTTACCCTTTACACTTCACAGGGCAAGCGCTTCCTCTACCTACCAACATGGGGTAAGTATCAGACCCAGAGAGCAAAGGAAAGCAAATATCCTGAGCCTGTAGAGCCTACGCAAGCAGATGAAATCATTTGCAAACAAATGAATGCAGATGTTCCCGTATTCGAGAATCGAGAATCGGGAATCGATATACGAGAATCGAGAAGCGAGAATAATGCGCGCGAGGCGCGCTTCTCTCCGCCTTCTTTGTCCGAAGTTCAGGCTTATATCTCCGAACGGGGGTCTGCGGTTGACGCACAGCAGTTCGTCGATTTCTACGCCTCCAAGGGATGGATGGTTGGGAAAAACCGCATGAAGGACTGGAAGGCCGCCGTCAGAACATGGGAGCAGCGCAGAAAGGAGGAAGCCGGTGAACAGCCAACAAAGCAAGAATACCATGTCGGAACATGGCTGTGACATTTGCGGCGGGCTGGGCTACACCGTCCGGCGCACGGAAAGCGGCGAACTGGTGAGCAGCACTTGCAAATGCGAGATCATCCGGCAAAACAGAATTCGCATGGAGCGTTCCGGGCTGGCCGGTCTGCTGGATAACTGTACATTCGAGGCCTTCCAAACGCGGGAGTATTGGCAACAGGCCGCAAAGCAAGCGGCGGAGAAGTATTTGACCGACTGGAAGGGCAAGTGGTTTTTCATCGGCGGCTCTCCCGGAACTGGGAAAACCCACCTGTGTACGGCGATTTGCGCCAAGCTGATGGACGGCGGAATCCCTGTGCGGTATGTGCAATGGCGGGGAGATATTCCGGCAATCAAGGCAAAGGTAAACGATGCGGAAGCATACGCTGAAGCCATGCACCCGCTGAAAACCGTCCGTGCGCTGTATATCGACGATTTCTTAAAGGGCAGCGTTACGGATGCCGACAAAAACATTGCCTTTGACCTGCTGAATGCCAGGTATATTGACCCGGATGCAATCACGATCATCTCCACGGAGTTGACCATTGACCGCATTTTGAGCTGGGATGAAGCCATCGGGAGCAGAATCAACCAGCGGGCGAGGGATTATATGCTGAACATCGGGAAAAAGCAGAATTGGAGGCTGAAATGAAGGTTTTATTTGCCTGCGAGGAATCACAGGAAGGATGCAAGGCGTTCCGCGCATTGGGACATGAGGCTTATTCCTGTGACATTCAGGAGCCGTCCGGCGGACACCCGGAGTGGCATATCCTGGGCGATGCGCTAAAGGCCATCGAGGGGGGGCAATTGACCACAATGGACGGACAGAACCATGATGTGGGGCGGTGGGATATGATTATTGCTTTCCCGCCCTGCACCAAAACCAGCAACGCCGGAGCGCGGCACTTATATAGGGGCGGCAAGCTCAATATCAAGCGGTATTATGAGGGCTTGTGCGGCAAAGCGCTGTTTTTAGCTATTTGGGCAGCGGATTGTGAAAAAGTTGTGATTGAGAATCCGACGCCGAGTAAAGTCTTTGAGTATCCAGAGCCAACCCAAGCCATACAGCCCTATCAATACGGGCACCCGTTTAGCAAAAAAACCTTGCTGTGGGAGCGTGGTGCCCAGCCGTTGGAGCCGACCAATATTGTTGAGCCGACAGCAACATGGTGTCCGAGCGGCAGTTACAGCCATAAGCACGGGGAACAGCATAAAGGGATGTTTACCACGGATAGGGCCAAAAACCGCGCAAAGACCTTCCCCGGCATCGCCAAAGCAATGGCGGAGCAGTGGGGTGGATTGGAGGATTGACATGACCACATTACGCATGATTCCCGGCATTACATACACCCGGCAAAACCTTGAAGCGTTGACCGGGATGCCGGACAGAGCAAACCGCCGGATGATACGGGAGCAGCGGCGGCAGGGTGTACCCATCGTTGCGCTGAAAGACGGCGGATACCGCCTTGCCGAGACAGACGAGGACAAGAAGGCACTGCTGGACATGTACCGCAAGCGGGCTCTGGACGAGCTGGCCACATACAGCATGCTTGCAAAGGCCATGCAGGTGGATGGGCAGATGGAGGCGGCGGGAGATGGAACGGTTTAACACTCCGTTGACGAACGAGGCTGCCAAGAAATTGCTATCCCTTGATTTGGATGACAAGGTCATCACCAGCGTTGAGAAACTGGATGAGTGGTACACCGCGTGGGGCGGACAGTGTTATGTTTCATTTTCCGGTGGAAAGGACAGCACGGTGCTGGCGTATCTGGCGGCGTGGTACCTGTCGAGCTTCAGGACACCGCCGTGGGAGCTGAACTTGGTGTTTGTGAACACGGGGCTGGAATATCCAGAGATACAGAAGTTCGTCAATGAGTACGCTGACTGGCTACGGAGGGAGTTTCCCCGTGTGGCTGTCAACCTTGTGCGGATTCGACCCAAGATGAACATCCGGCAGGTGGTGACGAAGTACGGGTATAGCGTCATAGGAAAAGATGTGGCGCACCGGATAGAAACCGCGCGGCGATCACCGGAGAGCCGAAGTATGAAGCTATTGCGTGGGGAAGTCTTACGCACCGATGGGGAAAAGAGCATATACAACTGCGAAAAGTGGGAGTATTTGCTTTCGGCTCCATTTCTCATATCAGACAAATGCTGTGGAATTATGAAAAAGTCCCCGGCAAAGAGCTATGAGCACCGAGCGGATGTCAAACTCACGACGGCAACAATGGCGGAGGAAAGTCTTTTGCGAATGCAAAAATGGCGCGAAACTGGCTGCAACGCCTTTGAGGGAAAGCGACCGATTGGCAAGCCCATGAGCTTTTGGACGGAGCAGGACGTGCTGCGGTTTATAGTAGACCACCAACTTCCTTACGCCAGCGTGTACGGCGACATTGTGGCCAGCGACGGCGAGAACGACTACGGCGCGACGCTAATCGACTGCAAGCTGCACTGCACGGGATGCCAGCGCACGGGCTGTATGTTCTGCGCGTTCGGGGCACACCTCGAAAAGGGCGAAAACCGTTTTGAGCGCATGAAGCACACGCATCCGAAGCACTACGACTTTTGCATCGGCGGCGGCGAATGGGACGCGGATGGGCTATGGAAACCCAACGAAAAGGGGCTTGGCTACGCCAGAGTATTGGACTACATCGGAGTGAGGTATTGAGATGACGGTATACATGCGAGTAAGCCGGGACAAGTACGAGCTGCCGGATGCCGTTTCGGAATCTATCGTCGAGCTGGCCAACATTTGCGGCGTCAGCTGGCGGACGATCTACCGTGCCGTGTACGGCGGAAAGCGTACCAAAGGACGGCCCAAGTATGTGGCCGTACCAATAGGGGAGGGAGACGATGATTGAGATCACGGTGCCGCTGGCACCAATCACTAAGAAAAACCACCAGGAGATCATGCACAGCAGCAAGACGGGAAAGCCCTTTGTGATGCCGTCCCGACAGTATCGCGACTACGAAGCGGCGGCGGTGTGGCACTGCAAAAAGGCCAGAGTGCAGCGCCCCATTGAGGAGCCTGTGGAGGTCAAATGCCTGTTTTATATGCCTACCAGGCGGCGAGTGGATTTGACAAATCTGCTGGAATCCATCGACGATGTGATTGTGAGGGCCGGTGTGCTCAAGGACGACCACAGCGGCATTATCGTTAGCCACGACGGGAGTCGGGTGCTGTACGACAAGGATAACCCACGGACGGAGGTATTTATTCGAGAGATGGAGTGCGCAGATGGGACAACCTGAGATGCGCGTATGTAAGCGCTGCGGCATGGAAAAGCCAATCACAAACTACAACAAAAAAGATACCAACAAGTGGAGGACAACTTGCAAACAGTGTGATGCAATCGCCAGAAAGATGCGCCGGATAAGAGAAAAGAGGCTCACAAACCAAAACAACACGGAAAGCAAGGGAACGCTTTGTTGGAGATGCAAAAAAGCTGTTGGGCGCTGCGCCTGGACAGAGCTGGATAGCTCCAAAAAGGTACGCTTTGAGCCGGTGCCTGGGTGGGTGGCGGTAAAATCGCTCGGCATACCAGGCCGCAAGTCAGAGTCTTACTTGGTGCTAAGTTGCCCGGAGTTTGAGGCGGACGAAAGGAGGCCGGGCGAGTGAATGATTTTAATTACGACTGCATGCAGAAAAAACGCATAGCGAGGGGCGCATTTGCTCACATCAACAGAAAACGCGGCGGGTGTGCGCTCCCCAGCGACACCCTCACCGAAAAGCAGAGGAAGGAGAAAAACGGAGAAGTGAAAAGCTATAATATCACGCGGCCTATGCCGTGGCGGGAATTTAAGGCAATGCCGGAGGATCTGAAACGCGAGTTTTTCCGCAACATGCAATCTTTCGGTGGTACTGCCAAATGGCTGGCGGAGGAAATGAACGCCTGTGATGCAACGATACGCCGCGAGGCAGAATTAGTAGGTGCGCCGTTCCGGCGCGGTGGCCGGAACGGAAAAATGTGGCAGAGCAAAGTTACAGAGTGGGCTAACGCGGATGCGGTGGCCGTACATACGGCAGATGCGCAGGTTGAGGGGGGGCACATCATCTCCGATGCGCCGAAATCCGAAAAGCCGAATACCGGCGTAAAGCTGCTGCATGCCCGGCTGGAGATGAGCGGAGACCGGGAAACCTTGCTGGCGAATCTGCGGGTGCTGATGCCGGATGAAGGGCGTGTGACGGTGGAATGGTGAAAAGAAGCGTGTTAATCGCGGCACTGCTTGTAGCAATCTTGGGGGCCTTGGGCATTGCGTCTGCCACAGAGGACAGCGGGCAAACGCCGGAGACTGTAGTTGTGCCGCCGATGGTGGTTCTGCCCCGCGATGAGCCGCAGGAGACCCAGGAGACGCGGACGTGCGTATTTACCGTCACTGCGTACTGCCCCTGTGAAAAATGCTGTGGGGCGTACGCGAATGGCTACACAGCTACCGGCGCAAAAGCCACCCAGGGCGTGACGATCGCCGCAGACCCGGATGTGCTGCCGATGGGTACGGAAATAGAACTGGACGGCCATACATACACCGTGCAGGACACCGGCGGAGCCATTGCCGGGAATCGGCTGGATCTGTATTTTGACAGCCACGAGGATGCCTTGCGGTGGGGCGTGAGGGAAAAGATCGTGAGGTGGGCCGAATGAAAAGCCCCTGTGTGAAGGATTGCCCGGACAGGCTCCCCTGCGGGGCCTGCCGGAGGAACTGCGAGGCGTTCCTGGCGTATGAGGCCCAGCGGCTGGAGGAAAAGCCCTGGGTGGATCAAGCCAACACCGCCGCACGGGAGCGCTATGTGCGGCAGAGCGCCAGATACGCAAAGGACGGAAAACGACATATGAGATAGGAGGTTTACAATATGGATGCTATGAAGTTTATTGAGGAACGCAACAGGATGTGTGACTCTTTTGAAACTTGTGGGATGTGTCCTGCTTTTGAATTCTCATGCAGTGAACTGCGTAAAATTCAGCAAAATCCTACCATCGTTTCTATAGTAGAGCGGTGGAGTAAAGAAAATCCGCGTAAGACCAGACAGGATGTGTTTTTGGAGCAGTATCCTAATGCTGTACTGGATAAAGACGGTGTTCTTCGTATTTGTCCCGTCTTTGTGGGTAGTGATGTATCTGAAAAGTACAGGTGCTTTTGTTCAACGGATTGTGGTGCATGTCGTCGTGAGTTCTGGATGCATGAGGGGGGAGTGAAATGACAAAGCAAGAAGCTGCTGCTATGTTAGTGCAGTTGTATGCAGACTACTCTACCTTGTGCGACAAATATGCGTGGTCTCCCAGTGATGGGATGTCAGAGGCAGTAGCAATAGCTGTGCAGTCGTTGCAGGAGGTGGAGTGACATGGAACCAGTGAATTGCCTTCGCTGCGATTTTCGCCATAAGGATAACGGGAACTGCACTGCTGTCGGGGGATTCTGCACGGCGGTAACGGCTGCACACTGCCCGATGTTGCGGGAATATTTGGACACGAGGCTGGAACCGGAGGAAGTGACCGCACTTCAAAAAGATTGGAGCGACCTTTGCACGGTGATCGGAGAATGTGGCGGCATCGACCGCCTGCGGGAGCTGGCCGAGGCAGACAAGGACGGTCGGTTGGTGGTGCTGCCGTGCAGGGTGGGCGGAAAACTATGGGTAATCGGACGAGACAATGTGCCGCGAGAAATGGAGCTTGAACCGCCGGACATCAGAACGGTGTGCACGGACGAGGACAACTTGTGTATGTCAACTTGTAATCGTAGGCCGGATGGGTATTGTGCGTACCGTTTGCGTAACGATGGCACGAGCATAGGCAAGACCGTATTTCTCACCCGCGAGGAGGCGGAGGAAGCATTGGAGGCGATGAAATGAGCCAGCTATGGAATTGGTGCGCATTCTGCGGGAAGCGCATCGAAACGGGCGAAAAGTGCTACGGCTTGCCAAACGGAGAAAGCGTATGCACAGATTGCTGTGTTGAAGAAAACGAGGGCGCGGCTGTATCCAACGGGGAGGAAGAACAGGAGGACGACAATGGCTGACCAAATGCAGTTATATGACACGTCGGAGAACCAATCAAGTAACAACACAGGTAAAGCTAAACGGAAGTGGGAAAATGGTTTCCAGAGATGGAGCGACCGGCACAGTGCAGATGGTGGTAGCTCCTTTGGGTGCTGTGGATTCGGCAGTATGTGTGACTATTGTGAGGATAATTCGTATGGACGACCGTGTGTCAGGTCGCTGAACGCCATGATCCGCGAAAAGCGTCTGAAAATCGATTACGAAAAGACTGGTTATGAAGAAGCATGGAGGGGAATTTTAGACAATGGCTGAATACATTGAGCGAGGCGCGTTGATGCAATTCCCCATCCGTCGCGATCATTACGACAGAAAGAACGGCAACAAGCATTTTATAAACGGCATTGAAACGGTGTTGGAGTATGCAGAGCAGCTCCCCACCGTGGACGCCGCCCCCGTGGTGCGGTGTAAGGACTGCAAGCATGAGTTTGGCGGGAGCTGCATTATTTGCGGGTTCCAGAAGCGAAAGCCGGACGATTTCTGCTCCTACGGCGAACGGAAGGACGGTGCGGAATGTTAATTTGCACTTGCCCTAACGAACTGGAATGTCCCGCATTATTATCAGATGTGGTGTGTTTTCCGTGGTGCGAATATCTGGAGGACGGTGACGGCGATGATTGATGAATGCAAGTGGATGCAAGACGAGGTTTGCGTCAACGCAGATTGCCCGATGTGCGCGGATTATTGCCCTGTGGCTGATAATCCGGGCGTATGCAAATACGAGGAAAGGGGTAATAGCGATGCTCAAAAGGGCAAACGGCAGACCGGTGCCAAATAATCCGGCCAAGGCATACGAGCTGGGCCGTCTGGATGGCACCAAACAATGCATGGACAATGTTTCCTGCGTACTGCTGGACAAGTGCGGATTCCATGTGCGGGAGGAGACGGCGGACGAGCACGACACTTGTAGCCTGGAATACTTACAGCAGTGCCTTGTGGAGCTGGTGGAGGCCAAAAACAACGGATATATCAAGATGACGGACATCGAAAAGGCCCTGCGGGGCGAATATAAGATGTTAAACAGCGCGGAGTAAAGGAGGGCAAATGAGCAAAAAGGCGACGCTGCCTTATGATGTGCGGTTGGAGTGCATTGCTTATGTGCGTGGGTATCCGCGCCGGGTGAGGGCGTATCGCGAGGCCCGGGCGGAGATCCTGGGCGGGACGCATAGCGCCACAGAGGGCACGCCAAGAGGACAAGGCACCGGCAGACCCGCAGAGAGCAAGGCGGAGCAGCTGGCCGCCATAGAGCGATGGCCGGAGACGCAGAAGATGCTGGCGGTGGAATACGCTATAGACCGCTGCGGCAGAGATCTCGATAGCGATGCAATCCGGCACCAGCTAATATATGGCATTATGCGCAACTGCCAAGGTAAGCACAAGTATGCCCGTAATCGGATCGTGATTCCCGGGATTAGCGAGGCAACATTCAGCCGCCGGAAGGAAAGATTCCTGCATGATGTAGCGAAATATGCAGGGTTACTCGTGAAAGGTGATACAGATTCCACCTAATGATGTGCTACAATATGTACAGTGGATGATAGGACATGGTCATTCACGCGATTTCCCAATCATCACTTTTCCTCCCTTCTATGCGCCGCCGGTATTGGGCGCACCGCGCAAGCGGACTCGGAAACGGGCGTACCGGCACAAACAGCCTGTAGGGAAACCTATGGGCTGTTGTTATATGCAGGCGTAGCTCAGTCGGATAGAGCGGAGCAAGGCAAATGTCGGGTTTCTGTCGCTGGTTCGAGTCCAGCCGCTTGCACAAGAGGCCGGGTAGTACCCGGACACTGTGAGACCGTTCGTCGTGGCTCACATGGAAATGACAATGCTCGCTGAAAACTGCACCGTGGGAGGGAACCGCCTCAGCGTAATGGTGCTGCACATGTAAAGTAGCAATCGGTGATGTGACAATCTAAGCGGGAAGACGGCCAATATGCGGCATAGGTGCCCCGTAAGGGGAGACCACAGCGAGTGACGGGGACTTTCCCTGAAGCGCTAAAGCAGGGCAGGACTGCAATGCCGCGCCAACCACACAAGCGGGCGAGGAAGCGCGAGAAGTTAAGTACACACAAGCTGTGGCCACAGCGGCGGACAGTTAATCCGCAAAAACAGTGTGCGGCTGATGAAAAGGCGCGGCGCGGTGTGGTGCCGAAATAACTGTGTAACCCATGTTTGAGAGCTTCCAGAAGGCCGCATGGGAGGGTAAAGACTGTTACTGTAGCCAAGGGGTGGGGGCTGGTAGCAAAAGAGGAGGATGGCGTGGACGATATTACAAAGCAGCCATACGCCAAATGGCTTGAAGAAAGCATAGCAACTATCGCAGGGATTGACCCTTGCTGTATTTGCCTTGCAGCGACAAAAGCAGACGGCACGGTGTTCACCGGCTATTATAATGCAGACGCGGCGGACAAGGCCGTTTTTGCACACAACATCCAGTCCGACATCGTGATGGATATCATCAAGGCGAATGCCGACACAATCAGCGGGATTTTGGAGGACGGCAAATGATTCTCTGCGGTAAAGACTGCACACCATGCTGTGACTTCTGCACCCACGTCAAACACGGTACAGTAGTAGTTGACGGTAAGCGTGTAACTACTGGGCCTGTTGGCTGCAAACTGCACAAGGGCAAAGAGCATCAGGACATTGCCGCCACCTGTGGGTATTGTGACGACTTTCATTGCTTCCAGAGCCTGGTGTCCGTAGATCGAGAGATGCAAGAGGGAGACGGGGAATGAACGACGACCACAAGGACATTATCAACAAGATAACGTATTCCGCCGACGAAATAGATAGGATCATGAAAATCAATATGCGGCTCATTACGAAATTCAAAACCCATTTGCACAAAGAGTATGGCGACGCTATTGAAGATATTGCGAAGATGTTTGACACACTCTACGCAGAACAGCAAAAAGAAACGCCGTTGATGTGGTATGAGTATTGCTACGGTGTTAAAGATACAGGGAAATAAAAACAAATTATTTGGATTGGAAGTGAGCGTATGGCTGGCGGAGCGCCGAGAAAATGGAAAAGCGTAAAGGCAATGCAGGAGGCCATTGACGCTTACTTCAAAGAGTGCGAAGGCGAACCGTTTATCGGAGATGACGGCTGTGCCGTGCGTGATAAGTACGGCATGCCGATTATCATCAATGCAAAGCCGCCGACAATCACAGGGCTTGCATTGGCGCTTGGATTCACAGGGAGACAAGCACTGCTGGATTATCAAGCAAGGCCAGAGTTTGCGGACACGGTTACGCGCGCGAAGTCCAGATGTGAAGAATATGCCGAATCTCGGCTCTACGACAAAGACGGTGCGAACGGCGCGAAATTCTCGCTTGGCTGCAATTTTGGGTGGAACTCCGAGAACGAAAAAAGCGGCGACCCTGCGGCGTTGGCAGCTTTGCTCACTGCGTTAAAGGGCGAGAACAATGCAAATTAAAACGCTATCCGCAAAGCAGCGCAAAATAATGGAGTTTATCAGCTCCGATGATATGGCGCTTATTTGTGACGGCTCCGTCCGTTCCGGAAAGACGACGGTCATGTCGATGGCGTTTGTGCTGTGGGCGATGCAGAACTACGATCGCACGAATTTCGCTATTTGCGGGAAGACGGTGCAGGCGGCAGAGCGAAATATCTTAAAACCGTTGATGGAGATTGACGGGCTGGGTGTTGCGCTGTCCATGCATTACAAGGTTTCCACGAGAATTTTAACCGTTCGGTGTGGGGATAGAAAAAATTGGTTTTACCTATTCGGCGGTAAGGATGAAAGCTCGTATATGCTCATACAAGGCATCACGCTTGCCGGGGTACTATTTGATGAAGTGGCACTTATGCCGCGTTCGTTTGTGGAGCAAGCGCTTTCCCGTGCGATTTCGTTTGAGCATCCGAAGTATTTTTTTAACTGCAACCCCGAATCACCGCAGCATTGGTTTTACAAAGAGTGGATTGAAAACGAACGGGAGAATACGCAGCACATTCACTTCCTGCTGGAAGATAACCCAATTCTCACACCGCAGATGATCGAGAGGACAAAGGCCATGTATAGCGGCATGTTCTACGACCGATACATTCGCGGCTTGTGGGTGGTGGCCGAGGGGCTGATCTATCCCATGTTTGGCGAGAGCTGCATTGTGGACGAGCTTCCGGAAAAGGGAGAATACTATGTTTCCTGCGACTACGGAACACTTAACCCGTTTTCCGCAGGACTTTGGTGCTGGGACGGCAAGGCGGCCACGCGCATCCGTGAGTATTACTATTCCGGGCGCGAGAGCCAGAAGAACAAGACGGACGAGGAATACGCAGACGAAATTAAAAAGCTCATCGGTGAGGCAGATGTCAAAAGCATTATCGTCGACCCGTCTGCCGCCTCGTTTATCGAGGTTTTGCGGCGGCGCGGTTATATAGTGCGAAAGGCCAACAACGACGTAACCAACGGCATTATGACTACGGCTCGGTTTTTGCAAGACGGCATTCTCAAAGTGCATCGTGGCTGCAAAGACTGCATCCGCGAGTTTGGGCTATATCGGTGGGACGAAAAATCCGCCGACGACAGGCCAATCAAGGAAAACGACCACGCAATGGACGAAACGCGCTATTTTGCCTACACAATCCTGAAGAATAAGGCGTATAAACGCGATTATGTCCCCATTTGGAGCAGATAGGAGTGAGCGGAGATTAAGACATATAATGACCTTGTGGCGGTGGGTGAGGATGAAAAGGCGCGGATGGAGTTTATCCGCAGTGCGATCAACGAGCACCGCGAATCCCACGCATACAAGACGGCGGCGGATGCGGAGGAATACTATAACGGCCTGAATCCGACTATCAACCGCTATGAAAAGATCATCTACGATATGCAGGGCCGCGCCCACACGGATATGTGGACGGCAAACCATAAGCTGGCCAGCCGGTTTTTTGGCCTGGCGGTGGATCAGGAGGTTTCCTATCTGCTGGGTAACGGCGTAACCTTTGCGGAGAAGGAAACGCCGAACAAGCTATGCCCGGACTTCGATCAGGAAGTCATGGATGCAGCGCGTGAGGCGAAAATTGCGGGCGTGTCCTTCGGCTTCTGGGATTTGACGCATTTGCGTGTGTTCTCCCTGCTTGAGTTCGTCCCCCTCTATGATGAAGAGGACGGCGCGATGAAAGCCGGTATCCGGTTCTGGCAGGTGGCACAGGATAAGCCGCTTAGAGCGACGCTGTATGAGATCGACGGATTTACCGAGTATTTCCAGCCCAGCGGCGAGGATATGGCCGTCATGCAGCCGAAGCGCAGCTATAAGCTGATCGAGCGCAAGGCGGAGGTCGGCGAAACAGAGATTTACGATGGCGGAAATTATCCGAGTTTCCCCATCGTGCCGCTGAAAAACAACAAGCGGTGTCTATCCGAAATTGTCGGCAAGCGCAACACCATTGACGCGTTGGATCTTGCGTCCTCTAACATGGTCAACAACGTGGATGAGGGCAATCTGATCTATTGGGTGCTGTCTAACTGCAACGGTATGGATGATTTGGACGATGCCCGGTTTATCGAGCGTCTGAAAACCACGCACGTTGCCCACGCCAACGGCGATGATGGCGCAAAGGTGGAGAGCAAGACCATCGAGGCCCCGTTTGAGGGCACCAGCAGCACCATTGACATGCTGAAAAAGAAGCTCTATGAGGATTTCCAGTGCTTTGACGCGGCGGCGGTATCTGCCGGCAACCAGACGGCAACCGCAATCAAGGCAAGCTATGTGCCGCTGGATTTGAAAACGGACAAGTTTGAATCCGAGGTCACGCGGTTTATTGTGGAAATACTGCGTCTGGCAGGAATTGAGGACCAGCCCAGCTACACGCGCAATCAGATCATTAACAAGAGCGAGGAAACGCAGAACATCCTTCTGGGTGCGGCGTATTACGATGACGAATACATCACAAAGAAGCTGCTGACCATCAACGGCGACATTGACCAGTACGAGGACATGGCAAAGCGGAAGGCTGCAGAAGAGATTGACCGGAGCTTTGCGGAACCGGATGCGCCGGAGGTGAACGGCGATGGCGAACAGTGACCTCGGACACAAGCTGACCGATAAGGAGCTTGCGAAGCTGGAACGTCGTATTGCAACGCTATACCGCGAGGCGGGGGAAGAACTGCAAGCTACCATCGACGCATATTTTGAGCAATTCAAAAAGCGAGACGAGGAAATGAAGGCTCTGATCGGCACCGTGCAGAACGGCAAGGAATGGACGGAGGCTGACTATAAGCAATGGCGGCTGAACCAGATCGGGCGCGGAGAACGCTATCAAGCTATGCGGGACAAGGTGGCGCACCGCATGACCGATGCAAACGCTGTGGCGGTGTCCTACACCAACGATGCTACGCCCGGTATCTACTCCCTCAACCGCAACTATTCGGCGTACACCATCGAGCAGGTCGTGGGCAACGTCGGCTTTGACCTGTGGGACGAGCAGACGGTTAAACGCCTGATCGCGGAGCAACCAGAGTTGATGCCGTACTATCCAAAGGGCAGAGCGCTGAAACGCGGGATTGATCTCGCATACGGCAAGAAGCAAATTACGGCCAGTGTCACCAGCTCCATCTTGCAGGGAAAGAGCATCAAGCACATGGCGGACGACCTGCAAAAGCGCATTACCACCATGAGCCGCGACAGCGCTATCCGTACCGCCAGAACTGCCGTGACAGGTGCACAGAACGCGGGGCGCATGGACAGCTACGCGGCGGCGGAAAAGATGGGCATCAAGCTCAAGCGGGAGTGGGTGGCGACGCTGGACGGACGAACTCGGCACGCCCATGCAATGCTGGACGGTCAGCGGGCCGAAATCGACAAGCCGTTTAAAATCGATGGGTACGAGATTATGTACCCCGGCGATGCGTCTGCACCCGGTTATCTTGTGTATAACTGCCGCTGCACGCTGGTTGCTGATGTGGATGGGGTAGATACCTCATCGGCGCAGAGACGCGCCAGAACCCTCGCTACGGGGCAAACAGAGGTTATCTCGGATATGTCCTATGCGGAATGGGCTGGATGGAAAAAGGATACAAAGCAAGTTGCAAGTGCGGCAAAATCTGATATAATTAAAGCAAAGCCCGAAATAAAGCCAGTAACTTTAAGCCTTTCCAACTTAGAGGAATTGGAGAAGTGGCAAAACGAATATTATGCGACAAACTCGAGCGTCGAGTTTACCAAAAAAGCAAATCCGAATATATCCAAGTATTCCGGCGGTGCGTATAGCGCAATTAACGCCGTAGAGCGCGGCGGCGCGGCGTATGAAAAGGCGCTGCGCTGCTATGGGAACCTCGACGGGTACAAGGAGATAAGCGACGGCGTTTCTGCGGAAATATCAAAGTTCAAGCTTTCAACGGACTTGAACGTGAAGCGCGTTGTCGGTGATGTTGGGTATATTACGGGAGGCGGTTCATCTGTTGATGATATGGTCGCGAGTATTGGAAAGCTATATACAGAAAAAGGATTTACAAGCACGACAATAGCGCAAGACGCGCAACTCCCGTTTGGAGGACACAAAGATACGCAGACGGTTCTTGATATTATCGTGCCAAAATCAACACGCGGTGCTTATATTTACAAAATGGCAGACAACCCGGCGGAATTTGAATTTCTGATAGACAGAGGCACAACATATAAAGTCCTTGATGCGGGTGAAAGAACTGTTAAAAAAAGCATTTTCGACTTAAAATCAAGAGAGTTTGTGGAGAAAGAAGTCCCCGAACGATATATGAAATTGGAGGTTGTTTCGCAATGAAAGAGACGGTGCTTGACTGGCTCCCGATGTTTGCGGAGTTTGTGAAAGACCCAACATCTGATTTTTCTGTTGGGGATTTTGTGGAAATTGAAAAAACGGCTACACCGAAGGCAAAAAACGCTTACAGGGAATACATCAAATTCATTTCTCACGGATTGCAGAACTGGGATGATCTGATTATTGAAAATCGGCGTATTGTTGGTATCGCTAAAACTGCAACGGGGAAGTCGAAAAGACAATGCGAGATCGTCATGAGGCTTATAAAAGATGGCTGGATTGACAACAATCCATTTATAAAAGGGTAAGTTTATGAGCGTTACAATCGAAGACCACAGCGCGGAGGTTTCTGATGAAATCAAGGCGGCGCTGCTGCGGGGGCTTGAAAAGTGCGGGCTGGTGGCAGAGGGATATGCGAAAAAGCTGTGCCCTGTTGACACCGGCAACTTGCGGAACAGCATCACCCATGTGGTAGACGAGCAGGAACCGGCGGCAATCATAGGCACGAACAATGAGTATGCCGCTTACGTCGAGCTTGGCACCGGCATTTATGCCGAAGGCGGCGGCGGACGACCTACGCCGTGGGTGTATCAAGACGCAAAGGGCAACTGGCATTACACGCGCGGCAACAAGGCACAGCCGTTTTTGAAACCTGCTGCCGCCGACCATGCCATCCAATACCGGAAGATATTGGAGGATGAACTGAAATAGGAGCTAACTGCTTACAAATTGTAGGCAGTTGGCTCTTTTTGTTAATTACCGCAAGGGACAGCGGTTTTTATAAAACTATCGTTTCCGAAGGAACGGAACCGAAGAAAAGGAGATAGTGTCATGGCACTTACACGAAAACTTTTGAAGGGTATGGGGCTTACCGATGAGCAGGTTGATACCATTATCGAGGCGCATACCGACACTGTGGACGGCTTGAAAGCTGATGTCAGCAAGTATAAGGCGGACGCAGAGAAGCTGCCCAGCGTCCAGAAGCAGTTGGACGATCTCAAGGCGGCAGGTGACAACGGCTATCAGGAGAAGTACGAGAAAGAGCACAAGGCTTTTGAGGACTTCAAGGCCAATGTCACGGCAAAGGAGAGCAAGGCGGCAAAGGAAAAGGCCGTGCGCGCTTACTTTGAGAGCAAAAACATCACCGGCGCGAATCTCGACCTTGCGATGCGCGGTTGCGGCGAGGAAATGGCCGCATTGGAGCTGGACGGCGAGAAGATCAAGGACACCAAGGCCCTTGATGCACTCGTAGACGGCACCTATAAGGGGCTTGTCTCCACCACGCAGACGCACGGTGCGAATCCCGCCAACCCCCCGGCAAACACCGGCGGCGCAAAATCCCGAGAGGACATCTACAAGAAGGACGATAAAGGCCGCTATGTGATGTCTACGGCGGAGCGCCAGAAAGCGCTTGCCGATCTGATGGCAAGCGAAAATAACTGATTTTTTGAAAGGAGCTATTTATGGCTGCGAAAACTAACGTAACAACTTCTGCACAGTTTACCACTTCCGCCCGTGAGGTGGATTTCGTGTCCCGCTTCGCCGATAACTGGGACGCACTGCGTAACATCATGGGCATTATGCGTCCCATTCGCAAGGCCCCCGGCACGAAGCTGGTTTCCTACAAGGCCAGCGTGGACGGCGGTCTCAAGGGCGGCACTGTGGCTGAGGGTGACGAGATCCCCTTCACCAAGATGAAGGTGGATCCTGTTGCCTATGGCGACATCGACATTTCCAAGTATGCCAAGAGCGTGACCATCGAGAGCGTGGCGAAGTACGGCGCTGATGTTGCCGTGGAGAAGACCGACGAGGCGTTCCTCGTGGCCCTGCAGAACAAGGTTTTGACTGACTTCTACACCTTCCTCGGCACCGGCACGCTCAAGGTAACGGAAAAGACCTGGCAGCGCGCTCTTGCGATGGCAAAGGGCAAGGTGCTGGACAAGTTTGCCGGTCTCGACAAGGACGTGACCGAGGTGGTGGGCTTTGCCAACATCATCGACGCTTACGATTACCTGGGTGACAAGGAAATCACCGTTCAGACCATGTTCGGCATCAACTATGTGGAGAACTTCATGGGCTACCGCACTCTGTTCCTGCTGCCTGAGAAGTACATTGCCTCCAAAAAGGTGATTGCTCTGCCCGTGGAAAACATCGACCTGTACTATGTGGACCCGAGCGACAGCGACTTTGCCAAGCTGGGGCTGAATTACACCGTGAAGGGCGAGACCAACCTGATCGGCGTCCATGTCGACGGCGATTACAGCCGCGCCACGGGCGATATGTACGCCATCATGGGCATGAAGCTGTGGGCTGAGTATCTGGACGGCATTGCCGTGGCTACCGTTTCGGTGGCCGGCGCGGGCTAAATAGGAGGGCAGCGTAATGCTTGAACAAGTCTTGCGGCATTTGAACAACTGGTTCCTTGTGGAGATTCGCGAGGGCACGTTCACCGTGGAGAACGGCAGCATTGCGCTGCCCTTTCTCCTGCCCAATCAATATTTCCGTATCTGCGGATCCGTATTTAACGATGGCCTGCACCAGTACCCGGCGACCGACCTCACGGATGAAACCTTTACCGGGACAGTGTGGGTGTTGGCTGTGCCAAAGGCTGTGCTTGTGCTTGCCGAAGATATCGCCGCATGGGAAGAAAAGAACGGTGAAGCCGTTTTAAGCCCGTACACGAGCGAAAGCTTCGGTGGATACAGTTACACCAAGGCGAGCGGCGGAAATGCCGACACGAGCGCTGGGACGGGCTGGCAGGGCGCTTTTAAAGGCCGATTAAATGACTGGCGCAAGCTCAAGGGGGTGGAACCGTGACTTTACTGGACGATTTTGCCCACAAGTGCATTCTGATGGAGAAAAAGCGCACGCCTGACGGCGCGGGCGGCTACATCACTGCGTGGGAAGAGGGCGCGGAGTTCCTCAATTACCAGTCTCTTGACACATCGATGGAGGCGCGAAAAGCGGAAAAGGACGGCGTTACCTCGGTATATTCCGCACTGGTCAATCAGAGCGTGCCCATCGAGTACAACGATTATTTCCGCGATACGGAAACGGGGATTACCTATCGCGTGACCTCAAATCCCGAGGAAAAGGCCGCACCGAGGTCTGCGGGCGCAATCATTAAGGCGCTGAAATTCTTCACTGCGGAGCGAAAGGAGCTGCCGAAATGACAAAGGACAAGGCGCTCCACGCGTGGTTTTCCCAATTCCTCCCGTCGTATCCGACCTCGAATGTGCCGGAGGACGCGACCTTCCCGTGGCTGACCTATGAGCTTATCACAGGATCATGGGAGAGCGGCGAGACCGCGCTGACGGTCAACCTCTGGTATTACACCGAGAGCGAAGCGATGCCCAATGCAAAGGCACAAGAAATCAGCGACGCAATCGGCATGGGCGGCTGTATGGTCGCCTATGACGGCGGAGCAATGTGGATCAAGCGTGGCTCCCCGTGGTGTCAGAACATCGCGGACGAAAGCGATAAAAACATCAAGCGAAGGTATCTCAACATCACGGTGGAATACCTATCGCAAAACTGATGAAAGGAAGAAAATATGAAATTCACAAAAATTCCCTCTGATGCATTTCAGAAGCTCCAGATAAACGCCGGTATTCTGACTACCGATTTTACCCCGGCCACCGGCACCATCGGGGAATCGGGGCAGATTGGCGCGACGACCGGCGGCATTAGCTTTACCGCAACGCCCACCTATAAGGACTATGGAGAGGACATCGACAACTGCCCCAAGAACATGAAGGAACTGAAACGGGTGGATTCCTGGGAGGCGAAGATTGCGGGTACGTTCATTAACGCAGACACCAAGATTGCAAAGAGCCTTTGCGGTGCTGCCGATGTGGGTACCAGCGATGGGAAGGTCACGCCTCGGAACGATCTGTCGGACGCTGACTTTGCCGACATCTGGCTGGTGGGCGACTACTCCGACAAGAACGGCGATAAAAATGGCGGCTTCATCGCCATCCACCTGATGAACGCACTGTCCACCGGCGGCTTCCAGCTGAAGACCAGCGACAAGGCGAAGGGGCAGTTCGCGTTTGAGTATACGGCCCACTACTCCATGAGCGCACAGGACACTGTGCCATTTGAGATCTACATCAAGGCCGGTACGGCGGAGGAGTAACACCATGAAACTGTCAAGAATTAAAGGGGAGCGAGTGTTTGATGTTATCGCAGACATTATCGATCCTATTGCCAACATAGCCGAGGACAAAGAAGCCGCAGCGTTGTTTCAGCGTCAAAAGCTCCCGGATGGCGTAAATGCAAAGGACTTTGTATTGGCAAGGGTTAAGAAATCTGCTCCGCTGCTTTTGCGTGGACACAAGAAAGATCTGATCGCAATTTTGGCGGCTGTGGAAGGCGTGCCTGCAAAAAAATATGCCGCTGGGCTGACGCTTGCCAAGTTGCTGGTTGATGTTACTGAGCTTATGACAGACGAGGCATTTACGGACCTTTTTACATCTGCGCAGACCGAGACGGCAAAAACGCCGTCCGGCTCTGTGCAGGAGAATATCGTGGAAGCCAAAGAGTAAAGCCATTTCTGTCATACTGTGTAGCGCGGTACAAGCAGGATGCAGAAGAAAAAGCATATCGAATTTATTCTGCTGACCTGCTTAAAGCAATATGCGAGCGATGCGCGGGCGTTTCAATCGATAAGCGATACATTGAAATTATAGATGTGAGCAAAAAAGACAATCGCTCATGTGAAGAAATCACCAGCGATATTGTCAATCGTTGCGGGTTACAAGTTAAAAAAGCCGCCCACTAAAGGGGCGGCGGGCGAATATGCGTTACTTGAGGACATAATCAGAAATCATTCTTCCGATTTTCCCGATGTCTGTGCCTCCCTTAAACTCAAACTTTGCGACATAACCATTGGAGAATGTCAGAACAAGTTCGCTATCCGGGATGATTTCTGCAAAGCCTGGGGTTTGCACAGAGAAAAACTGCACTTTCGAATAGGGCATAGAGCTGAAGGACTTGCGCTTTCCTGTAATCCCCTGTACATCAACCGATATGACTCGCTTGTTAGTAAAAATCAGCTGGTCGCGTACGGTCTTAAATGCGGCAGCGATTTCTTCCCCGTCAATCAACAAGCCATTCACTTCACCACGCACATCGGAAACGGGAATCGGCTTTAAGTCCCAAGCAGAATCTTTGTTAAAACTTATCATAAATAATCCCTCCTTGCCGATATCATACCATACTATCAATGGAATGTCACGAATAATTTTCAGAATTTACAAAGAGAGCGAGGTGAACACATGAATCTGCTTGATTTGTTTGTAAAAATTTCCGTAGATTCTGGCGATGTAAACAACCAAATCGAGGAAATCGGCGAAAACGCAAATCGGCTTGGCGGAAAGTTTACAAATGCTGCGAAAAAAGTTGCTGAATTTGGAGCCAAAGCAATAGCAGCCGCATCCGTAGCAGCTACAGCGGTCGGGAAATATGCCATTGATGTCGGTAGTAATTTTGATTCGTCTATGGCCAATGTCGCGGCAATTTCTGGGGCAACCGGAGAAAGTTTAGACGCTCTGCGAGATAAAGCAAAGGAAATGGGTGCAAAAACCAAGTTCTCCGCATCCGAATCGGCTGATGCCTTTACCTACATGGCTATGGCAGGATGGAAAACCGAGGAAATGCTAAACGGTATTGATGGAATTATGAATCTTGCTGCCGCGTCTGGCGAAGATCTTGCGTTAACGTCGGACATTGTAACGGATGCACTGACGGCATTCGGACTGCAGGCCTCTGATTCTGCGCATTTTGCTGATGTGCTCGCCGCTGCGTCAAATAGCGCAAATACGAACGTATCCATGCTGGGCGGCTCCTTCAAATACGTTGCTCCTGTTGCCGGCGCTTTGGGGTATAGCATTGAGGACGTATCTGTTGCCCTTGGTTTGATGGCCAACAGCGGAATCAAGGCGGAACAAGCTGGCACATCAATGCGCGCAATGCTCAGCCGGCTTGCCAAGCCCACGAAAGAAGTTGCAAATGCGTTTGAATCGCTCGGAATGGATGCGTCGGAGGCTATCCAAAACGCTGATGGAACCATGAAGCCATTTAGCGAGACCATGCAGATCCTGCGCGATAAAATGGCCGGATTGAGCGAAGCAGAGAAAGCTAACGTGGCAGCGGCCATTGCCGGTCAGGAAGCAATGTCCGGCATGCTGGCCATCGTCAATGCGTCCGATTCCGATTTTGAGAAATTAACATCCGCCATCGCCAATGCGGACGGTACTGCGCAAAGCATGGCGGACACGATGATTAACAACCTGAACGGCGCAATTACTATCCTAAAATCTGCCACAGAAGGATTTGGCATCACTCTTTATGAGACTTTTTCCGGCCCAGCGCAAAAGACCATCGAGACGCTTACTGGGTATGTATCTCAACTGACGGATGCATTTAGCACCGGCGGTCTTTCTGGATTGATGGACGAAATGGGCAACGTTGTGGGCGATGGGCTTAATAAAATCCTTGAGTACTTGCCTAAAATCGTGCAGGTAGGCGCAGATGTTGTTATGGCGCTTGTAAATGCAATTATCCAAAATCTTCCGGCGTTGAATGCTGCCTCTATTGAAATCGTGCTGCAACTTGCAAATGGGCTGATTGACAATCTCCCGGCATTGATTGATGCTCTAATCCAAGTAACCCTGACAGTTATACAGCAGATAACAGACCCTGAATTTTTAACACAAATTGTCGAGACGGCAATCCTGCTGATTATGACGCTGGTAAACGGGATGATTGACGCGATCCCGCAGATTATTGCGGCAGTACCTCTGATTATTGGCAACTTGCTTGCCGCTATCATTGTAGAGTTGCCGAACATTATCCAAATGGGAATCGATCTCCTGTTTGCGCTGATAGACGGAATTATCCAGTGCATACCGGAATTGGTGGCGGCAATCCCTACGCTGATTATTGCGTTCATCAACGGCATTGTAAACAACCTTGACAAAATCATTCTTGCGGCGCCGCAAATCATTGTATCGCTGATTACCGGCATTGTCGGAGCAATCCCGGAACTGATTGCGGCCGTCCCGCGCATTATCGCGGCCATTGTTGACACATTCCGAAATTATGATTGGGGCGGCATCGGCAGAAACATTGTCCAAGGCTTGAAAGACGGTATCGCCGGGATGTGGGACAACATCAAGAACTGGTTTAACGATAAAGTGGACGCGCTTGTTGGCGGCGTTAAGAAGATTCTGGGTATTGCATCCCCTTCCAAGGTCTTTGCCGGCATCGGCGGCTTTATGGCTGAAGGCTTGGGCGAAGGGTTTAGCGATGAATTTTCATCGGTGAAAAAGGACATCGAAGGCAACATGAGCTTTGACGCTGGCACCATTACGGCAGATGCAAACATCAGCAGAAACTATACAAGTGGCTCTTACGGAGCAGCAAGCACAAGCGGTGGCAGCGATTCTGGCAGAATTGTAATGCTGCTGGAACAGTATTTGCCTATGTTGGCAAATATGAAAGTCATCATGGACAGTGGCCAGGTTGTCGGTTTGCTTGCCCCAGGCATGGATGAAGAACTGGCCAAAATCAATGCGAGGAGGGCAAGGGCCGTATGATTGGAAAAGTATTTTTTGACGGGAAAGATACCTACGCAGAATATGGCCTGCTGCTTGCAAGTAAGTCCATTTCTCTTCCGGAAGTCCGCACGAACATGATCGATGTTCCGGGCCGGGACGGTCTGCTGGATGCGTCTGAAGTGCTGACCGGAGAAGTCTCCTATAAGAACCGCACTATTACACTGAAGCTCACCGGCGTGGACACGGTGAGCGGCAAGACATGGCCTGCTACGATTTCCGATTTCTGCAACAAAGTCCACGGCAAGCGCGTTAAAATAACATTCCCCGAGGACACCGCCCATTTTTACAGTGGGCGGTGCTCCGTTGGGCAGGTGGAGCTTGTCAAAATGATGCAGACTATCCCGGTCACGGTTGACTGCGACCCGTGGAAATACAAGAACGCAAAAACCACGGTTTCCCGCTCTGACCTTGGCACGGCCTACAAACAGCTATCCCTACCCAACGAGCGCCGGCCTGTCATCCCCACTATCACGGTGGCCCAGGACACCACCTTGCTTTGGGGCAGCAGCACAATCAACATCAGCGCGGGAGATCATATTCTGCCCGCTATCCGTCTTGCGGCTGGAAGCAACACCCTGAAAGCAAAAGTCGCAAGCGGCACAGGTAGCATCACTGTGACATACCAGGAGGCGAGCCTGTAATGTATCAACTCAAATACAAAAACTATATCCTGTATGACCCACGCCTTGCGGATGAAAAACTAATCGTCCGTGACCCCTCTGTGAAGCTGGCGGTCAGCAAGGCCGGGGAAATGTCCTTTACGGTGGACGCAGAACATCCCTATTTAAGCAATCTGCGCCGCATGAGCGGCCTTGTGGAGCTGCGGGACGGCACTTTCCCTATATATAGGGGAAGAATAACCAGCGATATAAAAGACTTCTACGGGGCGCACAAAATCGAAACAGAGGGCATTATGGCGGCGCTGAATGACAGCATCATACCGCCGTTCAACTTCCCGAAGGACTTTGCGGAGGACGCTTCCTATAAGGCCGCCGCCGCAAGCGGGAATGTGGTTGATTTCTTTTTCCGCTGGATTTTGGCGCAGCATAACAGCCAAGTGTCCACGGAGCAGCAGATCAAGCCCGGCGTGGTCACCGTGTCCGACCCTAACAATTACATTACCCGCGGCTCTGAGGAGTACGCCACGGCGATGACCACTATTTCCGATAAGCTGTTTAAATCTGCCCTGGGCGGGAATCTGCTAATCCGATACGAGAATGACGGCAATTATTTGGACTATTATTCTGAACTGCCGCTGACAAATACGCAGACGGTGGAATTTGCCGAAAACCTGCTTGACATATCCAGTGAGGTTGACGGCACGTCTATCTACACTGCTATCCTGCCGGAAGGCAAGGATGGCCTGACTATCGGAAATCTGCCGGACGGTGACTTGACGGATGACCTTGTGAAGTCTGGGAAAATCATCTACAGCAAGTCCGGCGTGGCCACATATGGGCGCATTACCCGGCATATCAAGTGGGACGATGTGACCGTGGCCGCAAATCTGCAAACCAAGGCCAAAGCGGCGTTGGCTGACAACGGCCTGTCTATGCCGGAAACCATCACCTGCAAGGCGGTGGATTTGGGCTGGCAAGAGGGCATCCAGCATTTCCGGGTGGGCAGAATGACCGCCTTGGTCAGTACGCCCCACGGCTACAGCGCGTCCTATCCGCTGATGGAGCTGGCCCCGGATATTCTTGACCCCGGCAACACACAAATCTCGCTGGGCGCAACACGGCGCACATTTACTGGATCACAAATCGATGCCGGCCGCAAAACGGAGGCGAGCATCGACAGCACAAAAAGAGACCTTACGCAACGCATCGAAAACATAGAACTTACCCCCGGGCCTCCCGGCCCTGCCGGTGCGTCGGTGTTTATCACCTACCACGACGGCACGGCTGCCCCAGCTGCCCCCACAGGGGATGGCACAAAAAATGGCTGGCACACAAACTTGACTGATGCTGTGGTATGGCTCTCACAGAAGGTAGCAGCGTCCGCCAGCAGCGGTACATGGGGGACGCCCGTGCGCATTGTAGGCGCGGACGGCAAGCCTGGAGCCAAGGGCGATGACGGTGTTTCCGTAACGCACACGGATGTGGAATATTACCTCTCCACCTCTGAGACAGAGCTTTCCGGCGGCACATGGCAAGCAGATGCCCCGGAGATCACGGACGGCACCTACCTTTGGGGCCGAACGAAGATCACCTATTCCAACGGCCAAACGGCCTACACCGGCGCATACTGCATCAGCAAGGCAATGGCCGACAGCGCCAAGCCCCAAATCGATCAGGTGGTGCAGACTACCAGGCAGCAGATCACCGATGTGCAGCAAAATGTCAATTCCATCATCCTGTCGGCACTGGAAAACTATGTGGAAACAGGGGATTTTGGGAGCTACCAGGAGGAAGTTAGCACCAAACTGTCTGTGCTGACCGGTCAGCTCGGCATTGACATCACCAAAGTCACCGAACGTATTGATAAGGTGGACGGCGATTTGCAGGCCAAGTACGAATACATCAAGAAAGCCTTCACGTTTGGGGACAGAGGCTTGATTATCGGAGAAACTGGCAACCCAGTCGTGCTGGTGCTGGATAATGACGTGATGAAATTTGAACGTAACAACACAGCGGAATTGCAGATCACAGCGGGCGGCGTAGTAGGAAAGCGCATTACAACGGATGCGCTTATAATCGGCAATGTGATTTTCCAAAAAGATGACGTTGGCGATGTAACCATCTATTAAGGGGGAGACGATATGAGCGTATTCCAAACATTGACGCTGGAGCAGGTTGGCCAGTCCATAGCCAATAACACCTCCAAGGTGCGCGTTAAGTGGACATCACAGCAGACCGGCTCCAGCTATAACGATGCCCCCGGTGATAAGGCGTATTACTACATTACCCTTAACGGCGGGACGAGGACGGAGCACACGGTGGCGTTTACGCTGCCGCAAAATACTACCAAGACCATCCTGGACACTACCATCACCGTCAACCACAATACGGACGGCACCGGCAGCGTCAAGGTGGATACGTGGATGAATACGGAGATCAGCGCGGGCGTAATCGAGCAGACAAAGACGCTGACACTTGACACTATCCCCCGGGCATCGGTAGTGTCGGCACCCAAAACCACCGGCACCCTTGGCTCGGCCCTTGAAGTTAAAATTGCCCGCAAGAGCCCGAGTTTTACTGATAAGCTATATTACAAGGTCGGCAGCAAAAGCGAGGTGCAGATCACGGCATATGACGGCGGGCTCACCTATAACTGGAAGCCGCCTGTTAGTCTGGCCACCAATGCCCCCAACAGCACAAAGCTTACGGTGACGCTTATCACAAAGACCTACAATGGCAGCACCTATGTAGGCCGCTCGGAGTGTGTCGTAGAGTTATCCATACCGACAAGTGTCGCACCCACCTTGTCTGTGGCGCTTATCGATCCCACCAAGGTCAGCACGACATATGGCGGCTATGTGCAGATGCGTAGCAAGATCAAGGTGGAACTGACCGCTGCCGGATCGTATGGCAGCACCATCAAGTCTTACAGCATTAAGGTGGGCAATTTTTACGCCGCTACCACATCCAGCGGGACAACTGATTATCTACCATCCTCTGGTAAGGTATACGTTGTCTGCTCTGTTACAGATAGCCGAGGGCGCACCACCACCACAACGCAGCCCGTCACTGTCCTCCCGTATAGCAAGCCTACTATATCGGCTATTTCTGCCGCCCGATGCAACCAAGACGGCTCGGCCAATCGTGCCGGTGCTTACGGCAAGGTGACCTTTAGCGCCGCCATTACCCAGCTATCCGGCAATACAGCAGCCTATAAGGTGCAGTATCGGGCACACGGCGCGGAGACGGAGAGATGGACGGATGCCGGAAGTGTGGCAAATGGCGAGTATAATCCGGCCAATGTGTCTGTGGTATTTGCCGCCGACACCAATACCAGATACGCTGTCCGCGTAGTGGCAACGGACAAATTTGAGAGTGTCGAGTCAACCATCCGAGACCTGCCTGCGGCGTTTATCCTGATGGATTTAGCCAAGTCCAAAAAGTCTGTTGGCGTGGGTCGTGAGTGCGACAAGAAGAACACCTTCCAGGTGGGCTTGTACAGCCACTTTGAAAAACCAGTAAATCAAGAAGTTAGCAGCAACCCCTGGTATGGACTGAATGACGGCACCAACCAGTGGCATTTGCAGGCGCAGCAGGCCAGCAATAAGTTAGCCCTTGGCCTGACCTGGGACAGTTCCCTCAAGATCGACACCAATGGCAACGTGACACTGCCCGAGAATCTTACCGGGAAATATATCACCGGCACATGGCTGCAGGCCACGGCGGCCACGGACTTGGGGAAAGCACCGCCCTATGTATGCGTATTTGACGCCAACGGCTGGCTGTATAAACGGAAGCTGTCGGAGCTGTTTTCGGATATGGGCATCCCGGCGCAGAAGGATTATGTGGTGGAGCGCGGCACATCCAGCTCCTGGCACTACGAGAAGTGGAACAGCGGGAAGCTGGAGCTGTGGCGGCAGACGACCTCCAGCAACTTGGGCACGACCGGGCAGATAAACGGCTGGTACTACAGGGCGTACACGATGGCATTGCCATCGAATCTGCTCAAGAACATACAGGATGTGCAGTGCAACTGTGTGTGGGGCACCGGCGTGTCCTTTGCATCCGGCAGCGCTGACTCGGTGAATTTCAAGGCAATCTATTTCAGCAATCAAAATGGCGGGGCCGGTACGTTCTGGCACAGGATCACCGGCACATGGAGATGAGGAGGTATGCTATGAATCCCTTGTGGCTGTTATTGATTATCCCCGCATCATCGTGCTTGGGGTTTATGTTTGCCGCTCTGCTGGCGGCAGGAAAGGAATGAACATGACGGAAACTATCATTGTGGCCCTGATTACCGGCGGCTTGTCGCTGCTGGGGGTAATCATCACCAGCAACAAGACCACCCGGGATGTGCAGGCCAAGCTGGATACGCATCAGGCCGTCACAGATACCAAACTGGAGGAGTTGACCCGGGAAGTCCGGGAACACAACAATTTCGCCCGGCGCGTCCCGGTGTTGGAGGAGCAGATCAAGGTCGCCAACCACCGCATCGCGGATTTAGAAAACAATCATTAGTTTTTGTGGTGCCCGAATCGGGCACAGAAAGGAGCAAACCATGAAAATCCCTGACAAGCTGTATGACATTCTCAAGTGGGTGGTCATCATCGTCCTGCCGGCCATCGCCACGCTGTACGCGGCCCTGTCCGCCGTGTGGGCCTGGCCGTACTCTGACGAAGTTGTGACCACCATCACCGCCGTGGACACTTTCCTGGGCGCGGTGCTGTGTATCTCCACGGTGACCTACAATAAGGAGGGCAAAAGCAATGGCTAAGGTATTTCTGTCCCCCAGCAACCAGTACGATAACCGCTACGCCTACGGCAATACCACGGAAGGTGTGCAGTGCGGCAAGATCGCCGAGGCTTGCAAGGCGGCCTTGGAGCGCAGCGGCGTGACCGTGAAACTGATGCATGACGAATCCATGCAGGAGAAGTGTCAGGCATCTAACGCCTTCGGCGCAGACCTCCATGTACCCATCCACACAAATGCCTTTAACGGCACGGTCAGCGGCACCCGCATGTTCTGCTTTAACAGCAGCGGCGAGGGCATGAAGGCCTGCAAGGCTATTTTTAATCGGCTGGCCCCGGTGACCCCCGGCACCAGCGAGAATATCCGGGTGGATGCCTCCCTGTACGAGGTGCGGGTGCCCAGCGCCCCCACGGCCTATATCGAGTGCGAGTTCCACGACAACGCCACCACCGCTAAGTGGATCGTGGAGCACACGGTTGACATCGGCGAGGCCATTGCCCGAGGTATCTGCGATTACTTCGGCGTGACCTATAAGGAGAAGGAGCAGCCCAAGCCCGCCGCCACCGGCAAGCTCTACCGGGTGCAGGTGGGTGCATTTGCCGTCCGCGCCAATGCGGAAAAGATGCTCCGGCGGCTGAAGGATGCCGGATTTGATGGGTATATCCGGTAACGGTAAACACCTGGAGGGCGCAGAGGACACCGCTACGCCGGCCTCACGCCCGTGCATAAGCATCCGCACCTCCACGGCTATTTGTTTTGCGTATGAACAGCAACCACAAGGCCGTAAGGGATTTTTTGTCAAATCTGCCGCCAAAACGAGCCGTTGCTTTTGTTGATTCTTTTTTGCTTCCTGACAATGAAGCGATGGTGGTCATAGAATGCGATGTGCGCCGCAAAAGTTGCGTACAGGTATCTATGGAGCGGAATATGTCCGTTGAAACCGTAAAGCGGCACAGATGCAGAGCGTATCATAAAATTGCACAGGAACTATTTATCCCCCTGCCTTAAACGGCGGGGGGATTTTTGCTTTTTTTGACACTTTTCAGGCACTTTCGGGTGCCTGTTTTTTTGTACCATAAAAGCAGAAAGAAGGTGGCAAAATGTACGAACGGCTTATAGCCTGCGGTTACACGGAGCAAATGGCGCAGGATATTTGCATTCTGTACGCAGACGATCCCCGGGGGCTTTTAGCGTATGTGGAAATTGCTGAAAGCCTATATAGGGATTGCGATCATGTATAAATATTTTAATCCAAATCCATGCGGGAAAAACGTGTCCGATTGCACTGTCCGCGCAATCTGTAAGGCCACGGGAAAGGATTGGGGCGAGGTTTACCTCCGGCTGTGCATGCAGGGCTACTTGGACGGAGACTTGCCCAATGCAAACGCCTGTTGGGGTGCGTATCTGCGGTCCTTAGGCTACCGGAGATACATCATACCGGACACTTGCCCGGACTGTTACACGGTCGGCAGGTTTGCCGATGAGCACCCGCGCGGGACGTATATTCTCGCCCTCTCTGGGCATGTGGTGTGCGTTCAGGACGGGACCATCTATGACAGCTGGAACAGCGAGAACGAAATCCCGCTTTATTTCTGGGACAAAGAAACGGAGGAATGAACATGGCATATCCCTATTTCAACCCCTATTATCCGCAGCCGATGCCGGACAACCTCATGCAGATGCGGCAGATGCAGCAGCCACAGATGCAGCCCATGCAGCAGCCTATGTCGCAGCCAGTGCAACAGAACCCCATCGCGCAAGGCGGCGTGCAGTGGGTAAGCGGCGAGCAGGAGGCAAGAGGTTATCTCATCGCGCCAAACTCTGCCGTAGCACTGTGGGATTCCACCGCCCCCACCGTTTACCTCAAGCAGGCAGACGCAAGCGGAAAACCGACGCTCAAGATTTATGACCTCGTAGAACGCACAGAAACGGCCCCTAATGCGCCGAAAAAGCCGGGCGTGGAATTTGTCACCCGCGAGGAGTTCGACCGTCTGGCGGCGCTTGTGGGCGAAATAAAGGGTAAGAAGAAGCGCAAGGTAGAGGAGGACGAGGACGATGACTAATCCGTTCATGGCCGCGCTGGGCGGCGGGCAGATGCCGATGGGCAATTTTGCACAGATGGTGCAGCAGTTCAACCAGTTCAAAGCAAATTTCAAGGGCAACCCCAAAGCCGAGGTCGAAAAGCTCTTGCAGAGTGGTAGGCTAAACCAGCAGCAGCTCAATCAGCTACAGCAGATGGCGAAGCAATTTCAAAGCCTGATGCAGTAATCATCAACATAAATCAACATCGTGGCCACGATTTGATGAATAAAAATTTTTCAAAGGAGTGATACTATGTCTCTTTCTGACGGCGGCGTTCAGGCCACTATGCCTGTTGCGCCTACCGGCATGATGAACAGCGGCTTTGGCGGCTTCGGCGGCGATGGCGCGTGGTGGATCATCATTCTTTTCCTGTTTGTGTTCTGCGGCTGGGGCGGCAACGGCTGGGGAAACAACGCCGGCAATTCCGGCGGCGTGGTCGACGGCTATGTGCTGACCTCTGATTTTGCCAATGTCGAGCGCAAGATCGACAGTGTAAATCAGGGCCTTTGCGACGGATTTTACCAGCAGGCGCAGCTTGTCAACGGCACTAACATGGCGATGGCAAACGGCTTTGCACAGGCCGAGTTGTCCCGCAGCAACCAGCAGGCGGCGCTTATGCAGCAGCTAAACGCCATGCAGATGCAGGCCGCAAATTGCTGCTGCGAGAATCGCGCGGCTATCGCGCAGGTGCGCTATGACATGGCGACGCAGGCGTGCGACACCCGCAACACGGTCAACACGGCTACGCGCGACATCATTGACGCGAACAACCAGAACAGCCGCGCCATCCTCGACTTCCTGACGCAAAGCAAGCTGTCCGACCTCCAGACCGAGAATCAGAATCTGAAGCTGGCGGCATCTCAGGCCGCGCAGAACAACTATCTGATCTCGCAGCTGCGTCCGTGCCCTTCGCCTGCCTACATTACTTGTAACCCGTGGGCGGGCAGCGGTTACGGCGGCTGCGGTTCCGGTTGCGGCTGCTGACAACTGCATAGCATAGCTTTTTGTTGACGATTTTGTTGACGCCAACAAAATGGTCGGCCCCGTGCCGATACTAACGACAAACGCGGCGGGGCAATAGCCCTGCCGCTGTATTTTTAGAAAGGACTGAACTTATGAAAACGATTGACGATCTGAAACAAGAATTTGTAGACCATCTTGCCGCTATGGATAAGTCCGAAATGAGCATGTTCGAACTCACAAACTATGCCGATCTGCTGCATAAGGCGGACGCTCTTTTCAAGCCAAGCTATACAGATGTACTTGCATCCGGCTTCATTCCCCCTTTTGCGGCAACTACTTGGAAAAAGGAGGAGAAGAAAAATGGCTGAATATAGTAATTCCGCTATTGTTTCTGTTGCTGCTGGGCAAAACGTCCCGCTGACGGAAACTTCGGTCAACAGTAAGCCTTGCATCGTGCATCGTGAGGGTGCTGGCGTTGTCACGCTGCGCGGACTCACCAATCAAAACCGCGCTCTGTTTAGGGTCTCTTATGGCGGCAACATCGCCATTCCAACCGGAGGCACGGTTGAGGCCATCACGGCGGCGCTTGCCATCAACGGAGAGCCATTGACCAGCGCAACAGCTACCGTCACGCCCGCGGCGGTAGGAAACTACTTTAACATTTATGTTTCCGCACAGGTCTGCGTCCCGAAAGGCTGTTGCCTGACGGTCGCAATGGAAAACACCAGCACTCAGGCCGTCAACTTCGCCAACTCGAACCTGACGGTTGAGAGAATCGCGTGAAAGGAGAATGGACATGAGTAAGAAAGCAATGTACGAACTGCGCAATATGCTATGCGACGAACTCGATGAGCTGGCACGCAAGGGCGAGCTTGGCGCGGGGGATCTCGAAATTGCGCACAAACTGACAGCCACCATCAAGAACATCGATAAGATCGAGGCGATGGAGGGCGACGGCTATTCCCGTGATGAAGACTATTCTCGCCGCTATTCCCGCGACGGAGACTGGCAGTCGGGTATGCGCGGCGCTTATGACCGTGATATGTCCAATGCGAGACGCGGCACGCATTATGTGCGCGGCCACTATTCCCGTGACGGCGGCATCGACAACATGAAACGCCAGTTGCAGGAAATGTTGGACAACGCCGACGACGAAAGCATCCGCAGAGCCATCCAGCGCTGCATGGACACGATTGAGGGCTAAAGGGGGTGCGCCCCTATGGTCGACGAGAATGAGGTCAAGCGCTGGATAGCTCGCCTTGAAACAGAAGAATCAAGCTGGCCCAATTATGAGAAACTGGCGGCTCTCTACATTATCCGTAACGAGCACGGCGGGGAGCAACCGCAGGCGAAAGCGCCCCCAATGCTGTATTCCGCAGAGCCTGCGCCGGACAAGACAATAAAACCCTCCGGCAGTGAATTTTTGGAAGCGGTCGGGAATGTGGCGCAGGATAGGGCGTGGGAAGTCATGGACGAGCTTATGGACACCCTAAAAATCGTCAATGAGAAAGCTTATAACAGCGTCCTAAAAAAACTAACCTAAATCGCTACTACTAACACATTACTAACAAAGTTAATCTTGGCAAAAATAAAAAGTCCGGGAACCCTTGAGATTCCTGGACTTTTTGGTGCGCGGTACAGGACTTGAACCTGTGACCCCATGCACGTCAAATATACCCGTTCTGAATATATAAGCACAAAAGTTAATAAAAACAACAGTATTTGTTGCGATTTTGCAACTTTTCGCCGAGTAATTTTGCACAGGCCTGCCTTGGCTCCCGTCGGCAACTAACAAACTACTAACAAATTTTCGCCTTTTTAACGGCCTGCACCAATTCCTCCGCTGACGTATGGACGTATATATTTGCGGTAGTGGAGTAGTTGGCGTGGCCGAGGATCCTCTGCAGCGTCTCCGGAGCAACCCCCGCTTTTCTCGCCCAGCTCGCATAGGTGTGCCGGGTGGAGTGCGGCGTTTTGCGCTGGATTTTTAATTTTTCCAAAAGCGGGTAATAATCCCGGCGGCGGAAGTTTGCTGGGATTTTTTCCCCAGCATAGCCGGATATGAGCAGCGGGCCGGTGGCCTTATTTGCAAAATAGGCAAAGTATGGGAGCCCTTCAGGGCGGATGGGGATGATCCTGTTCCGCCCGGCTTCCGTCTTTTCTCCGCCGATCACATAATCTTTGTGATAGTCTTTAATCGGTAGGGAAAACAACTCCCCTATGCGCATGCCTGTGTAAATCAGCATGAGGATAATTTTTGCGGTGTCGCTGCCGTCCGCTTCCAGCTTTTTTATTTCTGCATCGGTAAATGTTTCTTTTTCTTTTTTTATGTTTTCCGGTAGCTGGGCGAATTTTGCAAAATTTGTTGTGATGATCTCCTCCCGCATGGCCCATGTGGACATCTGCGTTATGAGTTGCTTATACTTGGACACAGTGCTATGGGATTTATGCATATGGGCATCCAGCACGCCTTGGAAATCCGCCGTTTTTAAGTCCCGGAACTTCCGCTCATGCAGCGGCGCAAAAATTTTAAATGCGCCGTCATAGCCCTCTATACCGTTTGGCCCTATTTTTTTGTAATGCTCCTCTTTCCAAGCGTCGAACACCTGGGCAAAGGTCATGTTGTACCGCTCCGTTAAATCCTTGCCTGCAAGACGTTCCAGCGCCGCTATAGCATCTTTTTTGGTGGGGTAATATCCTATAATGATTTTTTGCTTTGCGGCCACCCAAGGCCTACGTCGGCGCCCGGAGAGCTTATACACTGTCCCGGTTCCGTTGGCCCTCCTCATTGCTTTTCCCATTTTTATCCTCCTGCCCTATATTTTTATCGGTTTGATGGTGCCTGTAATATCGCAGTGCATTTATCAGCGAAGCAACGATTACACCGACGCCCACCGCAAGCAGCGCAAATAGCATCCAGCCGAGTGATGTAATCCGCCCGTTGCGGATAAGCCCTGTGTGGGGAACGCTTGAGTCAAACGCCAAATATCCAAATATTATGGATACGGAAATCGACAGCGAAAACGCCAGAATATACACCCAAATTTGCAATACGCGCTCCTTTTTTTCGTGCTTTGCCACTGATCCGGTCAGTTGCTCCATGCCGCCCTCCAAGTGCGCAATGCGTAGGGCTGCGCTATGCTTTGCATCTGCATCGGCCATTGCTCTGTGTGCCTCTGCCAGCTGCTCCTCCGTGGTTGGTCTCTTTACGATACCAAAATACTCATCTATAGACACACCGAGGGCGGCGCATATAAGCCCCATTTTGTATAGGCTTGGATCCTTTGACGACGCAGAAAAGTAATTGCTGATCGTGGACGATGACAGATCTGTTAAATCGGCTAAGTCTTGCGTGGTAAGATGCTGGTACTCCTTTGCCTCTCTGCAAATATCCTGCAAAGTTTTTTCCATTCCTTTCCCTCCTGCCTTATTTCGGGCAAACCTCTCCGCTTATTTTTATCGGCTAATCGTATATTATCCGGTTTTTGGATTGACTTGCCAAACATTAAACTGATACTGTGGGTATGCGGCCAAGAGCCGATGACGGCGATAGGCGGCAAAAAATCCCCACCGTCCGGTGCGGGGGCGGTGGGGATAAAATATACAGCATCCCCATAGGCAAACACTTCCAAAAAAATATTTTTTCAATTTGTTGCACACATCTATGCAACAATCGGGAATTTTTCGCAATAGGTAGAGATGTATAAATAGTATTATACTCTTAATCTTCAAAGAATCAAATTAAGAAGGGGAAAGAAAATGGGGGACTTTGCAAATGCTCCGATTTATTGTATAATTAATGGAGCCATCCGGCATACGCAATGCGACATCGAAAATTTGAGGGATATAGCTCTTGAGAAAATTAGCTCACTTCCGGATGACGCTTGTGCCGAAATTTTTCTTATGTTAAAAGAAAACGGATTCTACAACAGAAATGAGGAGGCGAAAATTTGACATGAAACAGGCACCGAATATGTGGTTTTCAAACGCTAAAATTGTAAATGCAATAAATCTTTGTATGGAGATGATTGCAAAAGCTGGCCTTACCGAAAGCGACGCGGAATATGTTCCGGCTTGCTTGTACCAGGCAATTAAGGCAAGCAACCAAATCAGCATGGGTAGAGCTGCTTTTTCCCCACAAAAATTTGAAGTCGAAGAAGAAGACGGGGGCTACAAAATTACCCCTCCGGAACTTGGGCCATTGCTTTTTCAATAACAACTGTGGCCACACCTTTTGAAATGGTTTCAATTACGGACAGGGATACCGATCCAATGGCGCCTAATACTTTTTTCGTCTTTGCCCAGTTCTTTTTTTCTTCGATCGATGCGATAAACTCGTGTCCTTTGGGAGTTACATAGTATATTTTCGGCGTGTCACCATGCCTAAAATTATTAAGCGGGTCAAAGCGGAAATCAGATGCCAAATAACCGCTTTCGACAAGCTGGATAATATGATAAATTAGCTCTCCTGCATCGTATGAATTTAGCGGTGGGAGTTTACGCATTTCGCTTGCGTACAGGACATGGTAAGATGCCCCTAATAAATTCCCGACCTCATCGGTTTTGATATATGTGTATTTTTCGCAAAATAACATAATATCTCGAATACAATCGGGATTTAGTTTCATAGGTTGCCTCCTGTAATTATTCCATTTCTTGTAGTTTTTTTGTGGCTTCGTTTATAATTGCAAGCAATGCGGCGCGATCATTAGTGGCGCTGATAAAATTTGATACAGCTTCCCTCCCGCCCTCGATCTCCGGATCGGGGGCTTTTTTTGCGCCCTGCGAAGCTGCGGGGGCGGCTACATCGTCCGGCATAATGTCCTCTACGGAAACGCCGAGATATTCGGCAATAGCGGGAAGGCGAACATTTGACGGCTTAGTTTTCCGCGTATTCCATTGGCTATAAATGCTATTTGATAGCCCTAATGCACGGCTTAAATCGGCTCCATTTTTGCCCTTTTTGCTCAAGTAAAAGTTTATTTTGTCTATAGCGTCCATTTGCACCTCGTGTATATTGTGCAGTTCGCCAAAACTAATGAAAACTAATAGAAAGTTGTTGACTTATAACTTCTAATTAGTTATAATAAGAATCGGCGGGAGGCAATACAAAACCAAGCCCCCCTGCACTTAGCGGACTGCGGAAAATATTAATGGTTGTTGGCACTTCCATAATACCACAGTTTGCTAAGTTGTCAAGTAAAACTTAGTTTTTGTTGATTGCGGAGAGGAGGAACAGGCGAAAAGAAAAACACCCGCAGTCCGTTTGCGGGCGTTTTCCTCCCAGATTTGTTACCAGAGTGCGCTGCACAGACTGTTCACCGGCAATCCTTAGCCGATGGCCAAGCCGTCATTCTTGCGGCTCGGAAATGCCAGTCTGACGAAAAACGGACTTCCGTTTCTGTGACGCACCGCTCACTTTGGCAGTTCTGGGGCAGCCTGACCCTATCGCATTGCGCCGGTACTTCGGTCTGGAACGGGCAAAGTCAAAAGGTTGGTCAAAAAGTCCACCTCCTTAAATTTGCCGCAAGGGCTAAAGGCAGTATAACAAATTCCCCCGCCGCAGTCAACGAAAACTAAGTAAATGCAAACTGGAGGTGAAAGAATGAGTTTTCGCAGCGCTCGATTGGCCGCTGGTCTGAGTGTCAAGCAGGTAATCGAGAAACTAAAGGTGACGGATGCGGCGGTTTACATGTGGGAGACCGGCACGCAGGCACCGAGAGCCAGCCGCTTGCCGGAGATCGCCGAGCTGTACGGCTGCACGGTGGACGAGCTGTTGAAGAAGGAGGATGACAAATGATCGAAACCATGACGCTGCACCAGGCATCGAAGTATCTTAGAGATAAAGGCTTGAGCCTTTGTTCTGACACCCTGGCCGACGGCCTGGAGCAAGGTGTGTACCCCTTCGGCGTGTGCATCCGCACCGACCGCAGCCGTGTATTTCAGATTTTCAAAAAGAAGCTGGATGCGTGGATTGCGGAGCGGGAGGAGTAAACATGACCAACCAAGAATACAGGGCGCTGGAGGATGCTTTTCTGGCACGGCACGATGCGCTGTGCGAAGATAAGAACCCGCTGGAGTGCGATTGTCCGGCCTGCCCCTGCAAGGGCATGTGCGATGCGCTTTGCGCTGCGGAGGTGAATTGATGGACGGATATACATTGACGCTGGTCATCATCGGCGCGGCTACGGTCAGCTATTGGTTTGTGCGGCTGGTGGACAAGCTGGATAGACCCAGCAAGTAAATAACAGGAGGAAAAGGCGATGAAGGCATACAAGGGATTTGATAAAGACCTGAAATGCAGAGGATTCCAGTACGAGGTAGGTAAGGAGTACGAGGAGGGGAGCGCAGAACTGTGTAAAAAAGGTTTCCATGCCTGTGAAAACCCGCTGGACGCATTCAGCTACTATGGGCCGACAGATAGCCGGTACTGCGAGGTTGATGTGGATGACAACGGCGAACGCAACAACGATGACAGTAAGGTTTGCGGCAAACATATCAAGATTGGCGCAGAAATCGGGCTGAAAGGCGTTATCAACGCCGGTGTGCGGTTTGTGTTTGACAAGTGCGAGAGCGCAACCGAGGAAAACGTATCGGGTGATAGGGGCAACGCCGCCGCATCGGGCTTGATGGGCAACGCCGCCACATCGGGTGAGAGGGGCAACGCCGCCACATCGGG